CTTCTAAAGAGAATTTAACTACATTGGATAAGAAAATAGAATTACAACAGGAGACTTATGAAAAAACTGAATCAGTTAATGAAATTGATGTAGAATTAGATAAAAGTAAAGTTCCTATTACGGAGCAGGAATTTGTCACACTCTTACTCGATAGACTCAAAAAATGATCAGAAATGGGTTGTTGTGGAGTTGTCTCCAACAGGGGATAAAGAAGAGAATATATCATTAATAATTAATTCCGTAAGAAAAATACTTAGATGTAAAGATTTAGAAGTATTTGTTCCTGCCATATCTCAAAAGGTCCGTGGTGAGTCACAAACCATGTTTTATATGGATGGGTATATTTTTGTTCATTATAGACCTGATATTCAGTATACTAGACTTTGTGAAACAACTTATTTTCAAGATGTTTTACGTAGTTCTTCAGCACGTGATGGTATCAAGTACTCTTTGTTAAATGATAAAGATTTAAATCCGATGCGTGTTGGAATGAATGATATTCAATGTGGTGAATTTAGATTAAATGACAAGGTTCGAATAGTTAAGGGTTGTTTTAAAAATCTGATTGGTTGCGTATCTTTGGTGTATGATGATAAGAAGAAGGTTCAAGTATTTGTTAATTTAAGATCCAAGAAAGTCTTACTTGATTATCCAGTTACATATGTAGAAAAAATATTAAGGGAGCCATGAAATATAGAAAGAATATTTTAGTAGATGGAAATAATTTACTACATAGAGCATATGCTATTTATGTGAAAGACAAATCCGAGAATGAATTGATGAAGTCATCCCGTGGTTTTCCAACTGGATTGATTTATGGATTCTTTTCTATGTTATATGACTGGGTACTTTCAATTTCGAGCCCTACTTCCATGTCTTTATTTTGGGATGGGACTCCTCTTAGAAGATTAAATATAGATCCTTCTTATAAATTTAAAGAATTGAGTGAAAGACCTGGTACTGAGCCAAACACGATTATTTTATTTGATGGCTTTAGTGCTGCAAATGAACTTGATGTAATAAACCATATTGCAATGTTATGTGGTATTTCAGTTTATAGACATGAGAATGAAGAAGCCGATGATTTAATAGCAAGTTACATTAAACAAAATACTGATGATGTTAATATAATTATTTCTTCTGATCGGGACTTTTATCAGTTATTGGTAAATGATAAAGTAATACTTTATAGACCAGGAATTAGTGGCAATAGATTCTTTGATGCTGAGAGAGCAGCAGAAGACATGCTAAAGAAGTATAAAGTTAGGATACAACCATCCCAAATAAGAATGTTTAAGTCTTTGACAGGTGATAGATCAGATGGTATTAACGGAGTGCCACGTCTCAGAAAGAAAGTTGCTGCTCATTATTGTTCTTATGAATCTGTAGATTCATTATTTGATAGTGGGTTATCTTATTTTTCTGAGATTGAACGCAAACGTGCTAACTCTATGAAGGATAGAATTAAGCTGAATTATGAACTTGTTAAATTGTTTGATGATATTAGTATATCGGATGTGAAAATTTCTAAAACTCCGGATTTTGACACTGCATCACGTATTTTGAATGAACTTGATATTCAAGGAGTTTATCCTCGCGCTTTTGAATTTGGGTCGTCTAATATTAGAGTCTCTACTCCTTCTTTTGATCTTTTACCTGATTGGTTGAAAGACATCTAGTATTTTTTTAGTAAAGTAAAATGTGGATGTTGGTCTTCGGACTTAAATCCCAGTCGATATATCAATATCGATATTAATACACACAGAAGTTTCTGAAAATATTAAGAACGATATAGACACTTCCACGAGAATACACTCTCGTGATCGACTGGAGAAATCATGTCACACATTGTTATTCAAGATCCGACGGATCTTTCTGCTCGTTTTAGCAATAGAGATAAACTCGGATTTGATGAGGATTTTGACACATTAGAGATAGAGGAAATCATTGAGAGGGAGCTTGCTTCATCTAGTGATGATTTAAATGGAGGCCAGAAATTTAATTTTGATGATATAGAGGGATTTCTTTATCGCATACCAGCTAGAGAAGCAGATTTAATTACGTTATACTACAAAGATAAGATGAAACAAGAACAAATCGCAAAATTATTTAGTATTACTCAAGCCGCAGTTTCCTATAGACTTCATAGAGGTATTAAGAGAATTAGATTTTTACGTACGATTCCTGAAATAAATAAGGAAGATTTTGAATTAGATTTGGGACCCCATTTTACTAGTCAAGATTTGGAAATACTTTGGCGTATGTATGAAACAACTTGCCAGTCTGAAATTGCAAAACAAATGGGTCTTACACAAGGGCGAGTTAGGCATAGATTCTTTCGTTCTTTAGCAAAAATCAAAGAACTCGTGGTCGAAGACGGGCGTGAAAAAAAGATAAGTCTAAAGTTGGAACAAAAACAGAGTAAGAGAGAAATTGATCCCGATACATTAATGAGAGAAATAGAAGAAGCAGTAATCCGTTCAAGATTTGCTAAGTATTTTTCAGTATTTTTTAAAATATCAGATAAACATTTCAATATATTACATGAAGTGTCATTGCCACAATTTCAGGACCGCGGTGATGCGCAAATTCTACCTATGGAATAAATATTAAAATGCTTGTCCGAGTGTATGATCGCATATGGCGGATACACTCGAAGAATTAGGCATTCCATTAGAAATCGTCAAATTCTATGGTTTGGGTTAATGGCAGATTAAAGATTACGATTGTATGTGCATGTGGTACTGAATCTGTATTACAAGTAAGTTCTATACGTCGAATAATTCGACGTGTGGGTTTCTACAGATGTTTGTCTTGTGGAATGAAGGCAAAGCATCAGGCGTGTGCTCGACCATACTCTACTCATGAACTTCTTGTCAATGTCTAGATTATAGACATGACTACTATTGTATCTGGCGGTGGGTTTGAATTTAGTACGGAGTCAGTTGGCGGCGTATGGAGATGGACTGTACAAGCCAACAATTTACAAGGTGTTGGTCAGTTATACCAAATAATAAATATTTACACTCCGTATGGGTTCTTGGTTGATACCCAAATCCCGATCCCTGGTGATGTTGTTACTTCAATGGCTCAGTCCATTACTCAATTCCAACAACAATTAGACCCACTTCTCGCATTGGTTGACCCAATTCAAACATCTTTTAGTGTTACTGTAACTGAAGGAGATCCTGTTACTGGAGTTGGATCAGTATCTATTCAAAATTCCGGGGCTTTTGGGTCCTTTATGACTGCTATTGCTACTCCCGATTCTTCTTGGATACAAGTATCACCTAATTCCATTATCGGTTTGGGTAAAAATGAACAAGGTTCTTTTAATATAGCGGTTTCACCATCAACATTATTATATACTAGTTCGCCGTATTCCGGAATAATAAATTTACAAGACAATAGGAGTACTCCTACCATAATTCCTATTAGTATTAATGTAAATGTACTTCCGCGTCCTGTTATATCTGCTTCTCCATTGACTGTTAATTTTTCTTATGCTCTTCTTACTGGAACGCCCAGTGGTGCACAGACTTTAGAAGTACAAAATTCAGGTCCAGCAACATCATCTTTGGAGTTCACTTTAGCTAAAGTATATAATAGATCTGATTGGTTGGATATTGTTCCAACAACTGGAGGCCCATTAGCATCTGGGAACTCTACATTAATTACTTTGTCGATAATCAGTTCCGAAGTTCCTCAAGTTTCTGGAGTTTATACTGATACGGTAAGAATATCTTCTCAAAATGCTTCAAATAGTCCTGTAGATGTATCCATAATTCTCACTGTATCATAATTTAATCCGATAAACTTGTTGTCAAATTTAATGACAAGAGGATGGATATGAGTAAGTTTGATATAGAGGATATACGCTTTTCATCTAGTTCAATTGATGATTTCTTTAAACCCCCAAATTTGACAAGAGTTGCTTCTAAAGGAAAATTACGGGTTTCTAATTTAAATCAATTGTCTGATTTTACATTTATAGCATCTGATAAATTGGTACGTCTTTCTAAAAAGGATTTTTGGCAATTAGGAAAAGATGATGATGGGTATTTCATAGAACGTTTAGTGAGTGATGATGAGGGTCCCATCAAGGAATAATGGGGTCGATATGGATTTTAGTAAGATAGCTAAGCGAATTGCTACTGATTCAGTCCGTACTGCTGGACGGATTGAATTTGTCCGTGACCAGGGGCCCATTCGTCGAGATATTAGGACTAAAGATTTTAAATGGAAGCCAGAAACATTACGGAATTTAGCAAAGATATCGTGGGCGGCTGAGCGAGGTCATAGTTACGCCATGGCCGCATTACGTTTGTTTAGCAAGATGCCATCTTCAGAATTTAGTCCTGATGGTTTATTAGGTGGGAGAGGTTATATACAGCAGGTAAAGGAGATGCGATCGGGTTTAGGGCAAGCAGTTGAATTTTTATCCGCATTTACTGATACTATCTATGATGAAATTAACGCACCGCATTGGTCATCAATAGATGAAAGAGATTCTGAAGTTTCTGAGATAGTTGAAGACGCACAAGAAGTAAAAACACATCCA